TCAGGATGGAATGGATCGTCCCAAGACCGAGCTTGCCTACCGTGTCCCAGCGTCCAAGTTTACCCGTAGAAGTATCACGTCCCTTGACAAAGCCGAGGATCTTGCCGGGCTTGACACGACCATTGATTGGAAAAACACAGGTGACAACGCCTACGATGGGGAGAAACTCAAACTCCTCGTCCACGATGAAAGTGGTAAATGGGAAAGGCCGAACAACATCCTCAACAACTGGAGGGTTACAAAAACCACCCTTAGATTAGGATCAAGAATTATTGGAAAGTGTATGATGGGATCAACATCGAATGCTTTAGACAAAGGTGGTAGAAACTTTAAAAAATTATACGATGACTCAAATGTTAACAAAAGAAACGCCAATGGACAGACTCGCTCAGGACTATATTCTTTGTTCATACCTATGGAATGGAACTACGAAGGATACATTGATTCTTATGGGTTTCCTGTCTTCGAAACTCCAAAAAACAAAACATACGGACCACATGGAGTATTAATAAAAATAGGGGTATTAGAATATTGGCAAAATGAGGTTGAAGGATTAAAAGAAGATCAAGACGGTTTAAATGAATTCTACAGACAATTTCCCCGAACAACTAAACATGCTTTTAGAGATGAATCTAAAATGTCTTTATTTAATTTAACAAAGATATATCAACAAATAGATTACAACGAAGACATTAATAATAAAATTTTAGTAACAACAGGTTCTTTTAGTTGGCAAAACGGTATTAAAGATTCAAGAGTTTTATTCTTGCCCAACAACAATGGTAGATTTAAAATATCTTGGGTTCCACCAATTGAATTACAAAACAAAATAATAATAAAAAATGGTATAAAATACCCTGGAAACGAACATTGTGGATGCTTTGGTTGTGACAGTTATGATATATCAGGAACTGTTGACAAAAGAGGTTCAAATGGATCTTTACACGGATTAACTAAGTTTTCAATGGAAGACGTTCCACCTAGTATGTTTTTTTTAGAATATATAGCAAGACCACAAACAGCTGAAATATTTTTTGAAGATGTTCTTATGGCTTGTGTATTTTATGGAATGCCAATATTAGCAGAAAACAACAAACCAAGACTACTTTATCATTTTAAACGTAGAGGTTATAGAGGTTTTGCAATGAATAGACCTGATAAGATTTGGAATAAACTTTCAATAACAGAAAAAGAAATAGGTGGAATACCTAATTCAAGTGAAGATATAAAGCAAGCGCACGCTGCTGCTATAGAATCTTATATTGAATCACATGTTGGCCTTTTAGATAGTGGATATGGAGATGTATATTTTCAAAGAACATTAGAAGATTGGGCTCAATTTGATATAAACAACAGAACTAAACATGATGCTTCTATAAGTTCTGGTTTAGCGCTCATGGGTTGTAACAAACACAGATACACACCTATTTTTAAAGCACCATCAGTATCAAAACCTTTAGGTTTTAAGAAATATAATAATGAGGGAATTAGTTCAAAAATAATATAATAAATGATTTACAATAATTACGTTGGTTCATTTCCAAGTCAGGTAGTATCTGATGAAGAAAAGCAAAGTTACGACTACGGTTACGCTGTAGGGCGAGCTGTTGAGGGTGAGTGGTTTTCTGGAGACAGAGGAGGTATGGGAAATAGATACCAAAATGGTTGGTTAAATTTTCACAGACTAAGACTGTATGCTAGAGGAGAACAACCGGTACAGAAATATAAAGATGAATTGTCTATTAATGGTGATTTGTCATATCTTAATTTAGACTGGAAACCTGTACCTATTATACCTAAATTTGTAGATATAATCGTGAATGGTATGTCACAAAAGGTTTTTGATATAAAAGCTTATGCTCAAGATCCAGAATCTTTAAAACAAAGAACTAAATACGCTGACGCAATAATGCGCGATATGTATGCTAAAGAAATAATCCAAGCTACTAATGATGCTACTGGAATGAATTTTTTTAACACAAATGACCCAAATAATATACCTGAATCTCAAGACGAATTAGATTTGCACATGCAACTTACTTACAAGCAATCTATAGAAATAGCGGAAGAAGAGGTTATTGAAAACGTATTAGCGGCAAACAAATACGAATTAGTAAAAAGAAGATTATTACAAGATTTAGCTATCATAGGTATAAGCGCAGTAAAAACAGATTTTAATTTAGCTAATGGAGTTACTGTTAATTATGTAGATCCTGCTAATTTAGTTTATTCATATACAGAAGATCCAAATTTTGATGATATATATTATGCTGGTGAAGTTAAGTCTATTAGTTTAGTAGAGCTTAAAAAACAATTTCCAGCATTAACTGATTCAGAATTAAAAGAAATAGAAAAATATCCTGGTGACTCAAATTATACTAGAAATTTTTACGCTCAACAAGATTCTTACAATCAAGTTCAAGTCTTATATTTTGAATATAAAACTTATACAAATCAAGTATTTAAAATAAAACAAACAGAACAAGGATTAGAAAAAGCTTTAGAAAAGCCAGATAGTTTTAATCCACCTGCTAATGATAATTTTGAAAGAGTTGGAAGAAGTATTGAAGTTTTATATACTGGAGCCAAGATACTAGGCCATGAAATGATGTTAGAATGGAAACTAGCAGAAAACATGACAAGACCTAATTCTAATATTACAAAGGTTAACATGAATTATGCTATATGTGCTCCTAGAATGTATAAGGGCAACATAGAATCAACCGTAAGCAGAATAACAGGCTTCGCTGATATGATTCAATTAACTCATCTTAAACTACAGCAAGTTTTAGCACGTATGGTGCCAGACGGGGTTTTTGTAGATGTTGATGGTTTAGCAGAAGTAGATCTAGGTAATGGAACTAATTATAATGCGCAAGAAGCACTAAACATGTATTTTCAAACAGGTTCTATTGTTGGTAGATCAATGACTCAAGAAGGTGATTTAAATAGAGGTAAAGTACCTATACAAGAATTACAGACTTCAGCAGGTAGCGCTAAAATACAAAGTTTAATACAAACTTATCAATATTATTTACAAATGATAAGAGACGTTACGGGGCTTAATGAAGCGAGCGACGCTAGTACACCAGATCAGCACGCTTTAGTAGGTTTGCAAAAAATGGCAGCAGCTAATTCTAACACAGCATTAAGACATGTTATGCAAGCTGGATTATATTTAACATTAAGAAGTTGTGAAAATATAGCTTTAAGAGTGGCTGATTCTTTAAGTTATCCTTTAACAAGAGCCGCTTTAATAAGTTCTATATCATCATACAACACAGGTACATTAGAAGAACTACAAGATAGAAATTTACAAGATTTTGGTATATTTTTAGAATTAGAACCTGATGATGAACAAAAAGCTCAATTAGAGCAAAATATTCAAATAGCATTACAGTCAGGTGGGATAGATTTACCAGATGCTATTGATATACGTCAAGTAAAAAACATAAAGTTAGCTAATGCTTTATTAAAGCAAAGTCGTAAAAGAAAAGCTGCAGAAGATCAAGCTAAAAATTTAGAAAACATTCAAGCACAGGCTCAGTCTAATGCTCAAGCTGCTGAACAAGCAACAATGGCAGAAATGCAAAAACAACAAGCTTTAGCAGAAACAACTATTCAAATAGAGCAAGCAAAATTACAGTTTGAAACTAAAAAAATGCTTCAAGAAGCTGAAATTAAAAAAGAGTTAATGGCTGAGGAATTTAGCTATAACATGCAATTAGCCCAAATAAAAGCTAATTCTGAAACTCAAAAAGAATCAGAGATAGAAAATAGAAAAGATTCAAGAGTAAAACTACAAGGCACTCAAGAATCAGAACTTATTAATCAAAGACAAAACAATACGTTACCTCAAAGCTTTGAATCCGCAGGGTTTGATGGTTTAGGAGGTTTCGGTCTAGAGCAATTTACGCCTAGATAAATTTTTTATTAATTATTTAATTATATTATATTATGTCAACACAAAAAGAAGTAAAACAAGAGGGAAATTTTAAATTAAAATCAAAAACTCCTAAAAAATTAAGTGTTCCTGAATCTACAATCAAAATGGATTTAGCAGCAATGAAACCTAAAGAAGAACCAGTCAAAATTGACTTAACAGAAAAAGATCAAAAAGATGCCCTTCAAAAACAACAAACAAAGAAAAGCGTGCTACCTGAAGAACGATCCAAGGTGGAACTGCAAGCAGTGGGACAAGGAGACGAAAAACCCTTTGAGAATGTTATTAAAGAAATACAAAACGACGACGAGGTAAAAGAAGAAGTAAAACAAACCACAAAAGAATACAAAGAATCTAAAAGAGATGCAGAGGTTATTGGAAAACCATTACCTGAAAACATTGAAAAACTTGTTTCATTCATGGAAAAAACAGGTGGAGACATTGAAGATTATGTTAGATTAAATGCTGACTACTCAACAATAGACAATGAATCTTTACTTAGAGAATATTACAAGCAAACACGTCCACATTTAGAATATGACGAAGTTAACTTTTTATTAGAAGATAATTTTAAATACGATGAAGACATTGCTGATGAGCGAGAGATTAAAAAGAAAAAACTCGCTTTTAAAGAAGAAATTGGAAAAGCTAAAAACTTTTTAACAGATCTGAAAGATAAATATTACGATGAAATCAAGTTGAAATCTAACGTAACCGAAGATCAAAAAAAAGCTATGGACTTTTTTAATAGATACCAAGAAGATCAAAACGCGATATCCACACAAAGAGAAGAATTTAAGCGTGTAACTGAAAATACTTTTAACGATGATTTCGAAGGTTTCGATTTCAAATTAGGGGACAAAAAATTTAGATACGGCGTGAAAAATCCTAACGAAATTGTGGAAAATCAATTAGACATTACAAACTTTGTTAAGACGTTCTTAAACAAAGAAGGTGTTTTAAGCGACCCAAAGGGATATCACAAAGCTATGTATGCTGCAAGAAATGCCGATACTATAGCAACACATTTTTATGAGCAAGGCAAAGCTGATGCTGTTAAAGATGTAGTAGCTAAATCAAAAAACATAACCACTGAAGCTCGACAAGAGGGAACTGGAAATGTTTTTGTTAATGGATTGAAAGTTAAAGCAGTTAGTGGTGTTGATTCTTCTAAGTTAAAAATAAAAACAAGAAAATTTTAAAAAAAAATTAAACAATTATGGCTTTACAACCGCAATTTGGGGCAATAATCCCATCGCAATCGCAAGAGTTACTTAACAGTAATTATTTGCAGTGGACGAATAACGCAGGTGCAAACTTTGCTGATTTCGCTCAACAATACTTACCTGAAGTATACGAACAAGAAGTAGAACGTTATGGAAACAGAACGTTATCTGGATTCTTACGTATGGTAGGGGCAGAAATGCCAATGACTTCTGATCAAGTAATTTGGTCTGAACAAAATAGATTACACATATCTTACGACGGATGTGCAATTGGAAATGGAGCTGGTATAAATACAGTTACAATTCCACTTGTTACTGGAACTGTTAGAAATGTAGTTTCACCTAAATCAACTATAGTTATACTTGATACTGCTGGACAAGAAAGAAAATGTTTCGTATCTGCAAGTAATACAGCTACTGGAGTATTAAACGTTTTACCTTACACTGCTGCCGATCTACAAGGTATGGCTGCTGTTGGTAAAATATTTGTTTATGGTTCTGACGTTGCAAAAGGTCAATCTGTAAACAATGCTCCTGACGCACTTGGAGCTGTTATTAATGATCAATACATTAGCGTTGATCCTGCTTTCACGCAATTTAGCAATGCGCCAATAATCCTTAGAAGCAAATATGTTGTTTCTGGTTCTGACACTGCTCAGATTGGTTGGGTTGAAGTTGCTACTGAAGATGGAACATCTGGATACTTATGGTATTTAAAAGCTGAATCTGAAACTAGATTACGTTTTGAAGATTACTTAGAAATGGCAATGGTTGAAGGTGAGCTTTCTGGAGCTGGATCTGCTGCTGCTGGATCTGCTTTAGTTGGTGGAGGTACGCAAGGTTTATTTGCTGCTATTCAAGCTAGAGGTAATGTACAAACAGGTTTTACAGCTGCTGCTGGACTTGATTCATTTGATGCTATTCTTAAGAATTTAGATACTCAAGGAGCAATTGAAGAAAACATGTTATTCTTACAGAGACAAACATCTCTTGATTTTGACGATATGTTAGCTTCTATCTCAGGCGGATTTGCTGGAGGTACTGCTTTTGGATTATTTGAAAATTCTGAAGAAATGGCTCTTAACTTAGGTTTTTCTGGTTTCAGAAGAGGTTCTTATGACTTCTATAAAACTGACTGGAAATATTTAAATGATGCTTCCACTCGTGGTGCTATCGTTGGAGCAAGTTCTATTGAAGGTGTTTTAATACCTGCTGGAACTTCTACAGTTTACGATCAAATTTTAGGAACTAACATCAGAAGACCTTTCTTACACGTAAGATATAGAGCTTCACAAGCTGATGATAGAAGAATGAAATCTTGGTTAACAGGATCAGTTGGTGGTGCATTTACTTCAACTCTTGATGCTATGGAAGTTAACTTCCTATCTGAAAGATGTTTAGTAACTCAAGCTGCTAACAACTTTG